TTGAGAGCCAAATTTTCTCGATAGTAAATGAAAAGTAATGGGTTTTAAAATCGTTTAGAGCGTTCAAAATTGGTATATGTGGATAATTTTACCAATTAACAAAGAAAATCGCTCCTAGTTAATTCCAGCCCGATTACTTTTTATTCTTTTGATTAGTTTGGTAGTCAATTTGGCACTTGACTAGTTGTAGATGGTGATAGGAGGGTATTAGACATACACTCGGCAAGGGTGTGGGATACAATGTATGACAGGTATCGTAGGATTGGCAAGATACCGATGGATGACGCATTTATTCACGAAGATTTCAATCCTTGCTGTCCCTGTCAGCCCAGTACTGAGCATACAGGTTCAATGCTTACCATAATTCACAGGCAAGTAATTCCTTTATCGGATATAAGTGAAGAGTTAATTATCACAATGTCAAAAAGCGTGTGATAAAATAACTGAATAACACAGAGAAAAGAACTAATTAGGGTAAGATAAGTCCAACTTATTCTTGCAGGTAAGACTAAGTTACAATAAGGTTATTGTAACAAGTGCTATTAGTAGATATATTATTTTCGTTATTTGTTATTAAGGGAAAGAATGCGATTAGAAAAGTACAAAGATAAATATTATCAATTATATACGGTGGAAGAAGCCCATAATTCTGGTATAGCGTACAAGAAAGATTGGCGTAACGCTGAAGAGGGTAATTATGTATTGACAGATGACAATATGGTAGTGCCTGTCTTAAAGATAAAGCGTATAGGTAAAGACAGGGCAATACAGACTCCCACTGGGTTATTTAACATAGATAGAGCAAACACGAAGTTGGACACTAAGCATAGGGCTAACAAAACATCTTTTACCAGCAAGCCTCCTTCTCAAGTAATTAGGGATAGGAAAAATGCTAACAATAGAGAGATAATGTTTGTAAAGTATTTTATTGAGACTGGAGATAGGGTAGAAGCATACTTACGTGCATTTAAGACACAAAACATAGAGATAGCAAAGATTCAAGGTGCTAACTTATTAAAACAAAAGAGGATAGTGAATATGATAATTGACGAAGTCAAATTGGCTTGTAAAAATTTGGGTGTTAATTATGAGTATGTTATTAAGGGCTTCAAAGAGATTTACGAGGATACAGGACAGAAGGGTGCTGATAGGTTAAGAGCCTTAGAGAACTTAGGCAATATCATTAACGCTACTGATAAGGCAAATGTTTTGAGTGGTAATGAGGGATATACAGGTGGAAGACTATCAGGTGGAGAAGAAAGGAAGGGAATACCAAATATGGCAGAGATTCCTGCTGAAGAGATTGAGAATATTCTGGATGATGTTCCAGAAGAAGAAATAATAGAAAGTGGATTATAAAAAAAGGAGAAACTTTATGTCACAAAAACCAGACAAATTGCCCAATATTGTCACAGGTATTAGTGAGGTTCAAGAACTAACTAACATTCTAAAGGGCATTGGAGTTGATTACACTAGTAGGCTTAATACCCTACTATCGTCCTTGAATACTATTGCCATTTTGGCTAATAGTGAAGAGGCTCGTAGAAAACTCAACGTCCCGATAGAAGCCGTAGATAGGTTAGTTGAGGACACGTTGAATCGGGCGACGGTATGCTATTACATAGTTTCGCTAGTAACAAGCATACTACAATCTCCAGATACTTTGGAGAAATCATTAACTACCCTTAAGAGTGCTGTGAGAGCGGGATATTTTATTGATGCTAAAGAAGAGTTGCGAAAAGAACCTGACGAACAGGTTGAGAATCTAGGTTGTCAACCCGAAGCCGATGAAGAGCAACCTGAAGTTGATGCAAATCAGCCTGGTGATATTGATGCAAATCAACCCGAAGTCGTAGGGCAAGCAACTGATAAAAAACAATAAGTAAAAGGAGAAAAAGATGTTTGGTAAAAAGAAAAGACGTTTAAGAGAAGAGACTGTGAATTTTATTCTAGACTCCATTCTTAAATTGTCTGAATCGGTTTTGGAATTAACCTTGCTTATAAGGCGTAACAGAGAAATTGCGCAGAATGAAAGCAACATCCAAACGGTTACTATTAGTAGGATGTGGGATGTGATTGAGGATATTAAAAAGACCATTGCAGAAAAGGAGGTTTCTGAAAATGAACAACTTTTTAATTCCAGTCCGAGAAAACCTCGTACGCCAGCAAATAAGAAATGTGCTGGTGCTGGTGCGTGTAGTGAACCAACTCCGAGAAAGTCCAACCTAAAGGTGGGTAGGAATACTAACCAACTTATGGGTGGCGGAATAAAGGCATAACAAGAATGGGCGGATATAGGTTTCCAAAAGATAAAGAAGAATTTTTATTGCGAGAGGCATATAATAATCTTATTGTCTTTGGTAAACTATTTCTGCCAGGTGACTTTCTAAAAAGTGAGACACCAGCATTTCACTATGTTGTAGCTAAAGGCTTATTGGAAAAATCTACAAAACCACTTGCTATTATTATTCCAAGAGGTCACGGCAAAACAACGCTGGTACGTGCCAAGATACTGCACGATATATGTTATTGTAAGAAAGCAAAGGAATGGGGGTTGTCTGACGATGACGACCCACTCTTTTATGGGTGGGTTTCATCTACTCAAAGAAAGTCTATGAATAATATCAAATACATTAGGTTGCACGCTGAAAGCAATCTGATTATGAGATATTATTTTGGTGATTTATCGGGTAGGGATAAGAGAGGATTTGTATGGGGAAGAGAGGATTTAGAGTTTTCAAATCGGTGTAGTTTAGTATCCCGTTCTAACTTATCAAGCTTGCGTGGTGAGAATGCCGCAGACGTAAGTGCTGGGGCTATTCGTTATTCGGGAGTTTTCCTTGATGATACCGAGAACGAAGCCAACACTCGGACGGCTTCGGCTCGTGAGAACCTTGCCCTAACAATAATGGATGGAATCTTCCCATCAGTTGACGTTCACAAAGGACGTGTTTATTTTGTAGGAACTCCCGTACACTACGCATCCTTCTGCCAGAAGATACTGGATTCGTATTATAAGCACAAAGAAGAAGGCACGCTTGATAAATTTATGTGGGAGGTTATTACCTTTAAAGCCACGCAACCCAAAGCACCTGGCGGTGTTTTGTGGAATAGTTATATCCCACGTAGCGTATTGGATAGAATCAAACTTACTTATGCACAATCACCACGAGGTATAGCAGGTTACTATCAGGAATATGAATTAGAGATTCAGAATGCTGAATTTGCGCTTTGGAATCGTAATCACTTACGTTACTGGGATGGATACTTTACTATCGAGGATGGGGTAAAGTATATTGTAAAGGATGGAGAGCATATCCTTGTTAATACCTTTATAGGTTGTGACCCTGCTACTGACATAAGGTCAAAGGCATCCAATTATTCTGTTATTATGGCAATTGCTATTGACAAAGATAACAACGGGTATGTCTTAGAATATGTTAGGAAGCGGTATATTCCTTCATTGGCTATCAGAAATGCTAATGGTGAAATAGAATCTGGTGCTACTTGGGGAGTAGTGGATTACATCTTTGATATGGCAGTAAGATATGATGTTAATTCAGTAGTTGTTGAAGATGTAACAATGAATAGAACTATTCTAAACGATTATTTATATGAATGTAAGCGTCGTAATACTTTTAAATACGGACTAATAGGAGTAAAGCCTGGCGGTACAAATAAAGTTAATCGTATCTATTCGGTGATGAATAATAGATTTGCTTCTGGGTCTGTGTATTTGAAAGATGGAATGTATGAACTTGAGAATGAAATACTTACTCTAGGAGATAAAATGGCGTATGATGACCTTGTAGATGCGTTGACGTATGCTTTTATGAAAAGCTATCCGCCTAGTAATTATGTCTATAATAAGAACAAAGTATTAGTAAAGAAAAAACCTGTTGCTAAGAATTGGATGGCGGCGTAGAGATGGACGGAAAAGAGATAAAAATATTATACGATTTGGCTAATAACAAGTTACGAACCAAGTGGTTAGCCGTTGGACAGCGTAATATGGATTATTTCTTGAATATCCAATTAACACCACAGGTTATTGCAAGGCTTAAAAAGGCTGGGATGCCTACCTTTGTAATTAACAAGATTACTCCTGCGGTTGAGCTGATGAAATACTTTGTTACTGCTGGAACACCACGTTGGCAAGTTGTGGGATTGGAAGAAAGTGATACAGATGTAGCTCATATTCCTACCGCCGTAGCAGAGTATTGTTTAAATCTTTCTAGTTGGCGAGTAGTATTTAGTAGAGTGGTATCCGATGCTATTATAAGGGGGGCAGGATATTTCTGGGTTATGGTTGACCCAGACTTAGATGATGGGATGGGAGAGGTATTAATTAAAGATTTACACCCTAGAGATGTCTTCTGGGATATACGTTCTCGGGATTTCTTTAGACGGGATGCAATGTATTGTGGCATAAGAAAAATCTTTTCTAAAGCCCAATTAATGCAAATGTATCCCGAGCATAAGGAACTAATAAAGCAAGCCAATACGATTGATAGCGAAGATAGTTTAATATCTAGTATTGGTGCTACCACTACTGCGCCCGATGGCACTGAAGAAGTAGAAGAGGTTAATCCTGGCGATATTGATAATGGCGATATTGATAATATTGATACTGGTTATTCCTATGATAATATTGATACTGGTTATTCCTATGATGTTCAGGATACTGATATATTACGATATAGTGTAGGAGATTCTGATTGGGATACTTTAATAGAGTATTTTCATATCTATCTAAAAGAGAAGAAACCCATTCATAGGATTACATATTACGTTGTTAAATCAGAAGAAGAAATTAAAGCCATTACTCAGCAATATACTCAAGAGTTCAATAAAATTGCTGAAGAGGGTAAGGTAAATATTGGTGACCAACTAGCCCAGCTAAAACAGGCTTTAGAGGCTGGTGAAATTACTCAAGAACGTTTTCAGTTTGAATCTAAGAGAATACAAGAAGAGTATGCTCAGAAGCTACAAGAGGTTCAAGATGAATTAAAACAGAAAATAGCCGAGTATTCAGTAGAGATTAAAACTGAGAAGTTTACAGAGAAAGAATATAATCAGTTAAAGAAATCGCCTGAATTTGTATCTACTATTATTGATGAAATAAAATACTACGCTACTGTTATTAAAGAAGTTACAGCAATAGGAGATAAGATATTAACTCAACGTTATCTTGATGACCGTATTACTGAATATCCGATAGTACAGTTACCGTATATAGATACAGGATGCCCATTCCCAATGGCGTATGTTACTATGTTAGTAGGTAAACAGGATGAGATTAATAAAGGTCATCAAATTACTATTCATAATGCTAACTTAGGGTCGGGATTGCGTTGGATGTATGATGAAGGTTCTATTGACCCAGATGTTTGGGAAATGTATTCGTCTTCGGTAGGTGCTTTGTTGCCTGTTCATACTGGAATGCAACATCCTATTCCTATAATGCCAGTTCCTATTTCTAATGGTTTTATCCAATTAGTCCAAGAGAGTAAGTATGATTTTGAAGACCAGTCTGGTATGTTTAGAACTATGGCTGGTGGTCAAGATAGTAATACTCAGACATATCGAGGATTATTAGCATTAGACGAATTTGGTACAAGACGGATAAAACAGTGGATTATTAATGTTGTAGAACCTGTATTAACCTATTTAGGAAAAGTATTCCATTCAGTAGCACAGTCCACTTACTCAGCATACAAGGTAATGCGTATTGTTCAACCAAATAATCAGTCTAAAACAGTAGAAATTAATATTCCTATCTACAATGATTATGGCGAGGCAGTAGAAAAGTCTATGAATTATA